TTTCCCAATGCGCTAGCGCGCGCCATAGATAGGGAGGCGGCCTAGTCTTGCCAGTCAACCAGCGACTAATCACAGGCGCTTGCAGCGAGCCATTGGGCCCATGATAGACTGGGAGCCCTAGGGCGCTTGCAATTTCGGCATTGGATAGAGAAAGGCGCTTTTTGAAAGCGCGCAAATCAAAATTAGTCATGCTGCAATGCCTTTAAGCATGGAAACATGAGTTTCATGGAGCATTTTGCCGTTGGCAATGAGAAAGCGCGCCAAATCAGGCGAAATCTCATTATGTTCTGCAAATTTCTCGACCGTCAAATAGTTATTGACCCAATCAAGATAAAGCTCCCGCAAATAGCAATTTGCTTGCCGTTGCATGTCAATTCTCCATTTCAAACGCGGAATTGCGTTTGGCGCTCCCCGGCCCAAATTAGACCGGGGAGAACAAACCGCAATGATTAGGCAATCTCGGGCTCATAAGCTCCGTCTAAGAGGTGTTCTGCAATCTCATGCCAGTTTACCTCAGAAAGAAAAGCCCGCGCATAATCGAGCGCAAGGCCTTCTTTTGTGTCCATTTCAAGCAATTCGTTCGCATATTCCTTGCACCATTCCATGACATCAAGGATTTGGGGCTTGCGGCGGTAAATCTCAGAGATGTCTTGCCCGTCAAAAATTTCGAGATTTACGCGCCACGTTGCGTAGTTTGTCCAGCCGTTGTAATTCAACATTTTTCCCTCCTTAGATGACGAAAATCAGGCCAAACAGCAGGCCCATTGTAATGACGCCCAGCGCCAAATCTGGCCATGAGCTGCAGCCGAAATATTCGGGGATTGAATTATCCATGATTTTGTCCTTTCCAAGACTGGGCTCCATTGCCCATGCCGTTATATATCCATTGCGCATTGCCGAGCGCAACAAGAAAAACCACCAAAAACCCAATTCAGGCAATAATGCGCTTTGGTTCTAAATGCGCTTGGCGTATAGATAGAGCATGGCAATCAAGCCATAGGGAAATAGAGAAAGCAAATGAGCAAGTTTAAGGATTTGGAAATTCTCAATCTGTGCACAGCCATTGAAAGCGGACTGCATGAAATGGGAAATGGTGAAATTTCTGTTGACGCTTATCGCAAGGCATTTGCGGATAAAATGTACCAAAGGAGGCAAGAATACGCTTTGGCGATAGCTGAGGCAAAGGAAGAGCTTTATAAAATGCGCAATGAATACAGCTGCGCACGGTATAGGACAGGGAATGCCTATATTGCCGGAATTGAGGCTCATTTGGAAAGCATTGTGCGCCCATAATTTCAAAACGGGCAATCTGGGAAAAGAGGGAAAGACACAATGGACATTTACCAAGATAATGGCGCTGCGCGTGGATTTCGCACAAGGATGTTTAGAGATGGGCAGAATGGTGGCGTGGAGTGGATGTATGCCGTTGATTACTGTAATGGAGACAAAAGATGGTATGGATATGGGATGGAGCCAAACTTGACCATTCGCAAACTGATAGATAATGGAATGTATCTAGTACGGCTTGTCTGATAATTCTCCCAAACTTGGCCCGGTATAGCGCCGGGCTTTTCTTTTCCCCAATGCACAACCAAGGGTTATGAGATACACGCAAGAAGGGAGGCCGGGAAAACCCCTCAAAAGCCCCATGCCAACAAAAGCTCTACATGTACATAGGGGAAAACACTTAGCTATAGAGGGAGACAAGCCATTGCCAGATAGCAATATCTGATTTATGAATAGGCAAGCGAAACAATTTGTTACAGGTAGGAAAGATGGCTCAGAGAGGAAGGCCAGCGAAAGCGAAGGCTCTAGAGGGAGAGCTGCTGAAAGCTTGGGACGGCAAAACACTCAAGGCCAAGGCAAGCAGGGGCCTCGAGCTTGCCAGCATCAGGGCTGTTGATCGCATAACGCGCCTAATTGACAGCGATAATGAGCAGGTTGCGCTTGCTGCTAGCCGTGAGGTGCTGGCAAGGAACTTCGGATTGCCCAAGGCAACGGTGGACGTAGCTGTGAGTGATACCAGTGCGGCGCACCATGCGGCGCTAAAGGCGATCTATGACAAGGCGCTTGCCCGGCTTGACGCAAAAGCAAGCCCCATTGATCCCGATGCAATAGACGCGCAAGTTGTAGTGGATGCGCCAGTGCAACTAGAGTCTGACAGTGCCACGGGCCAGATAGACGCAGCAGAACATAGTGAGAACGAAACGTGAACGCAGAAAGTCCAAGGCGTGAACGTAGCGGGAACGCGCCGGACGCCCCCCCCGGTATGCATGGGGCCCCCGCCCCCGCCTGCATATGCAGCCCCCTCTCCCGCTACATAAAAAATGCTAGAGAACTACCGCTAAATATAAATCTGGTATGAAACTACTGACTGCCTACTATAGACACCCCCCCCACCCCCTAGGCGCTTCTCAGTAGGCACCTGTCGAAAAAATTGGAAAATTTGTACATGACGACTCAAGTGGCTAAACCTACAGAACAAGACATGTTGGCTAAGATCGTCTTGGCTTACGCTGGGGACGCTGTGGGGTTTGTGAGGGATGTGCTGGGTGCCGAGCCCGATGGGTGGCAGGAGGAGTTCCTAGAGGCCGTCCAGAAGGGCCAGAGGCGTATCTCTATTAGGGCTGGCCACGGCGTTGGGAAGTCCACTGGGTGCGCTTGGGTGTCGATCTGGCACATGGTGTGTAGGTACCCCCAGAAGACGATTATGACGGCTCCTACGGCTGGGCAGTTGTTTGACGCCCTGTTCTCGGAAGTTAAGTTCTGGGTGAATCGGCTCCCCGACCCTATCAGGAACCTGTTCGAGGTCTTTAGCGACCGTATTGTCCTGAAGGCTCAGCCCGAGGCAAGCTTTATCTCGGCCCGTACTTCAAGTGCTGATAGGCCCGAAGCCTTGGCCGGTATCCACTCTGAGAACGTCCTGCTGATCGTGGACGAGGCGTCTGCCGTACCCGAGGCCGTTTATGAGTCTGCGGCTGGTTCTATGTCTGGCGAACAGGCGTGTACCGTGCTTATCGGGAACCCTACCCGTAACTCGGGGTTGTTCTTCAAAACCCACCATCAACTGGCGTCCGATTGGAAGACGATCCATGTGTCGTGCTTGGATTCCAAGCGCGTCTCAGACGACTTCGTGAAGCAGATCGCGGCCACTTATGGCGAGGAGAGCAATGCCTACCGAGTCCGTGTTCTAGGCGAGTTTGCTGTCGGGGATGATGATACGCTCATTTCGGGCGAAGTTGTCGATGCTGCCATGGAGCGCGACATTGAGCTAGATCGGGATGCGCCCCTAATCTATGGCCTCGACGTTGCCCGCTTTGGTGACGACAGAAGCGTCCTCTGTAAGCGCCGTGGGAATGTGGTCTTGGAGTTTAAGAGCTGGTCTAGCCGAGAACTCATGGAAACGGTGGGTATCGTGGTAAACGAGGCCGAAACTGACCACCCTGCCGAGATATGCGTCGATAGCATCGGCTTGGGCGCTGGCGTAGCCGACCGTCTGCGGGAAATGGGCCTAAACGTCCGGGATGTGAACGTCTCCGAGACTTCGGCCATGAACCCCAAAGCAGCGAAGCTGCGCGATGAATTGTGGATGGCTGTTCGTGACTGGCTGAATCAGCGGGCCTGTAAGCTCCCCAAAGGTGACGATCTTAGGCAGGAGCTAGTATCGCCACGGTATACATTCCTCTCTAACGGTAAACTTAAGGTTGAAGGTAAGGGCGAAATGAAGAAGCGGGGTATGCGCAGCCCCGACTTTGCAGACTCCCTCTGCTTAACCTTTGCGGGTAATGGTGCTATGGTAGGTGGTAGGATGTCTAGCTGGACGCCCGGCAAGCCCATCAAGCGGTCTATCCGGGGTATCGTGTGAGGAAGCGCAGGATGGCCGATATAGTCATGTTTCCGGGAGTAAGGCGCGAAGCACTTCCTGATAACCCATCTCAAGCAGCGACCTCTGAAAATCCGTATGTGTCTGAATTGACTGATGCAGATGTGCTTCAGAAGGCGATTGACCAGAAGATCGAAGATGTTGTGGTGGTAGGCTTCCTCCCCGATGGCAGTCTTTACGTTGCGTCCGCTGTTGGGGACGATGATGCCGTGGTGGGCAAGCTTTTCCGTGCCGCAAGTTTCGTCTCCTCACTGACCCTAGACATAGAAGAAGAGTACGAATAACGTAACATACCACCTATACTTGCGCTAGTGCGCGTTTTGTTGTAAAACCTACTATTAACGCAACCGCAAGGGGTGACTATGTTCACTTTCCCATCTCGCACGCTAGATGACCGGACTGAGCCATTCGAGCTTCAGGTCGCTCGGGGCCAGATTGAAGGCCATCGCTCGGTTGTGGTATTTGGCTACAATGGTGACGTTGACACCTCCATAGAGACAGTCTGGCCCGCTGGCGGCATCTTGACGTTCCCCGCCGCTGCGCTCCAGATGAAGGTCAGCTCTTCCAATACCAATGACACTGCGGCTGGTACTGGCGCCCGTACAGTGGTGATTGAAGGGCTAGACACTGACCACCTTGAGATTTCCGAGACTGTTACCCTTAATGGGCAGACAGCCGTAACGACAACTAAATCATTCCTCCATATTAATAACGCCTATGTGGCCACAACTGGCTCTAGCCTTTCGGCGGCTGGCGACATCTATATTGGCACAGGCGTGGTTACTGCGGGTGTTCCAGCTACAATCTATGATGTAATTGCTTTCGACTACAACTCTCGCATTACAGGAAGCTATACAGTTCCTGCTGGCTATACCGCATATCTTGTTCAGGGTCTGTTTTCATCTGGTCAGATCACTGGCTCGAACGCCGTTACTGGCCGCCTGATGACGCGCTCTCCTAGTGGTGTTCGTATCACGTCTGCTATTGTTACGCTTAACAACGGTGCAGCTAATTACTCATTTGAGTATCCTCCGGCTATCCCTGAGATGACTACTATCGAAGCTCAGGCTGTCGGCGCTGCGGCCAATAACGCCTGTTCGTCCATGTTTATGCTCGTTCTCGTCAAGAACCCAGTGGATCATCCATAATGGCTAAGACTCCCGCTTGGACTCGCAAGGAAGGAAAGAACCCGAATGGCGGCTTGAACGCCAAGGGCCGCGCTTCCGCTAAGGCTCAGGGTATGAACCTCAAGGCCCCCGTTAAGAGCGGTGACAATCCTCGCCGTGCTTCGTTCTTGGCCCGCATGGGCAACATGCCCGGCCCAGAACACAAGCCTAACGGTGAACCAACTCGTCTGCTCCTTTCCCTGAAGGCTTGGGGCGCCTCATCTAAGGCCGATGCCAAGAAGAAGGCCAAGGCCATTTCCGCTCGCAATAAGGGTAAGTGACATGAAACTCGCCAAAGACGCTAAGATGATCGGTATGCACATGGGCATCCTTGGCCCTGAAGAGCCATCTATGGATGGTGAATCTGAAGGCATCATCTCTGCCAAGGAAAATGTTAAGAACCGCACAAATGTGGTCAATAACTGGAACCTTGGCCCAGAAAAGACCAGCGTTCAGCCTGACGCCAACTCTGATTACTGGAGCATGATGGGCGATCTCTGGGAAATTCCAGAGGAAGAAGCCCGTAATCGCTTCTGCGCCAACTGTGAATACTTCAATAACACCTCCTCCATGCAGGAACAGATGAAGTCTATTCCGCTTGACAAGTATGATATGGACGGCGGTGGTCGTGGTTATTGCGTGAAATTCGACTTTATCTGCCACAATCTGCGTACTTGTCAGGCGTGGGAAGAGAAGCCGTTTGAATCCGAAGATACAGGAGAAAGCGAATGAAATACTGGGAAGCAGCCGACAAGATCGGCAAGGTTATGGGTGAGTTCAAAAAGGGCAAGCTCCATGCTGGCGTGAACCCGAAGGGCCCGAAGAAGGCTCCTCTCGCCAAGTCTCGCAAACAGGCGATTGCTATCGCCCTGTCTCAGGCTGGCATGTCCAAGAATGGCGGCAAGAAGAAGTAATGGCCGAACTTCCGCCTAACGATAGCCGATTTGAACTGCGAGATGGCTGGGTTGTTCCGGCCATCGACCAGTGGTGCTTTCCGACAGTTATAGGGGAAGTCTCAAAATTTGACCCGGTTCTGCGCCGAGTTAAAGACTTTCGTACTCTGATTCAGGCTGGTGGCAACATCGGTATCTTCCCCAAGCTCTTGGCGAAGTATTTTGATGTTGTACATACATTTGAGCCTGATGATGTAAACTGGATTGCTCTCAAGGCTAATCTGGAAGGCGTCAAAGATGTTTACTGCCATAAGGTTGGCCTTGGTGAAGACTTTGGTCATGGCAGTGTCCGGGTAATTGATGATCGCAACATTGGCGCTCATTTCATCGGCTACGGTGAGGGCGAAGTTGAGATTATCCCGATTGATAGTATAAGCACTGAGGGTGTTGGGCTGATCTGGCTCGACATTGAGGGTGCTGAATTGTTCGCCTTGAAGGGTGCTGAGAAGACGATCTTGCGCGATAGCCCTGTTATCGTACTTGAGTTCCGTAATCACCCTCATAGCTATGGTCACTCACATGACGATACCATCCAGTATCTTGCTGGTCTTGGTTATCGTGCCGTTGAGCAGCTTGAATACGATACTGTATTCGAGCGAGTCTAAGGAAATAAGATATGTCCGACATTGGTTACGGTACTACTGAAAAGGAAATGGGCCTCTCTATGGCAGAGCCAGCGGCTCCCGAGGCTATGGATGAGGATCAGTTTCAGAGTGTAGTCAATTCGGCCATTGATGACGCCGCAAACTACATCGACGACTATATTGCAACTGACCGTGAGCGCGCACTTGCCTATTATCGTGGCGATCTGATCGGGAACGAGGAGGAAGGTCGTTCCCAAGTCGTCATGACTGAGGTGCGCGATACGATTCAGGCGATGCTGCCGAGCTTGCTGCGTATCTTCACTTCCTCTGAGAACGCGGTGGAGTTCGCTCCGCGCTCGCCTGAAGACATTCCTCAAGCACAACAGGCCACCGATCTTGTCAACTACATTTTCTACAATGATAACAATGGCTTTCAAATCCTATATTCTGGGATTAAGGATGCTCTTGTCTCCAAAACAGGCATTTTCAAGTGGCGCTGTGAAGAAATCAAGAGCGTCACTGAAGCAGAATATTCAGGTCTTGATGCTTCGCAGTATGCTCTTCTCGTCTCTGATCCAGACAATGAAATCCGAGAAGTCTCGGTAAAGACCAAGGGCGAACTTGTCATTGATCCAGCCACTGGGATGCAGATGGGCCCGCCTCCGACAGAGGAATACGAAGTTATTGTGCGCCGCACACTGACTGAGAAGAAGTATATCGTTGAGTGCATTCCTCCTGAAGAGTTCCTTATTGCGCGTAATGCTCGTGATCTTGACACTGCCGATTATGTGGGGCATCGTAAGCTTGTCACGGTTTCTGAGCTTGTTGCGATGGGCTATGACAAGGATGAGGTTGAGCAGTACGCTGGACAGGGCGACACTTTCGATATTAACACGGAAGCCCAAGTCAGAAACCCTGCCATCCTTTCATTCCTTAACAATGCAGATAGCTCCGACAAGTCTCTGGAGCGTATTTACTACGTTGAAAGCTTCATCCGCGTTGATAAGGACGGGGATGGCATCGCGGAGCTTCGCCGCGTTTGCACCATCGGAAATGGCGCTCACATTCTCCATGATGAGATTGTTGATGAAGTCCCGATGGCTGTCATCTGCCCCGATCCCACACCTCACATGGTTATTGGTCAGTCCGTTGCCGATCAGGTGATGGACTTGCAGCTCATCAAGACCAATGTGGTGCGTAACACCCTCGACTCTCTGGCTCAGGTTATCCACCCGCGCACAGTCGTTGTTGAGGGTCAGGTCAATATGGATGACGTCCTCAATGTCGAGACTGGCGGTATCATCCGCGCTCGCCAGCCGGGGATGGTTCAGGCTCTTTCTGAACCGTTTGTGGGCATGGCTGCGATGCCAATCATCGCCTATCTTGATGACCTGAAGGCTTCTCGCACGGGCATCTCGAAGGCGTCTCAGGGGCTTGATCCTGATGTTCTCCAAAGCACTACAAAGGCGGCTGTCTCTGCTACCATGTCGGCAGCGCAAGAGCGCCTCGAAATGGTCGCCCGCATCTTCGCGGAAACGGGCATCAAGCGGATGTTCAAGGGCATCCTCAAGATGGTCATCCGCAACCAAGACAAGCCGCGCGTTATCCGCCTTCGTAATACTTGGGTTCCTATCGACCCACGCGGATGGAATGCCAATATGGATGTCATGGTCAATGTGGGCCTTGGCAACGGGAACGCTACTGATCGCACTAACCTTCTGATGCAAGTTCTCGGTAAGCAGGAGCAGATTCTCCTCCAGCTTGGCGCTCAGAACCCGCTCGTGGACATGAAGCAGTACCGCGATACAATGGTTCAGATTCTTGCAATCAATGGTATCAAGGACGGCTCTCGCTACTTTAAGGAAGTTACCCCAGAAGCCATGGGTCAGATGGCTCAGGCCGCTCAGGGTAATCAGCAGCCTGACCCGACTCAGATGCTGGCTCAGGTCGAGATGGAGAAGATCAAGGCTGACATCCAGATCGCTCAGCTCAAGGCCCAGCTTGAGGTCGAGAAGACCAAGATGGACGATGATCGCCAGCGCGACCGCGATGAGGCTGACATCATCCTTCGGGCTGCTGAACTTGAAGCCAAGTATGGAACTCAGGTGAATATGGCGGCTATCCGCTCTATGACTGAACGTGATCGTGATGCCATGAAGATTCTGGCTCAGATGCAAGCTGCTAATGGCGGAGGTATGTAATGGCTATCACAGGTAATCCCGGCGATCTTGCCACAGGTGGTTTTGGTACTGGCATCTCTGGCCGAGCCGCTACACCCGGTAACGTAGCTTCTGCGGTAAGCCGCGGTAACTCTATGGCTGCTGGTAGGCAGGGCGGTGGCCCCGGCCCTGCTGGCGGCCTTCTCGCTGGTGCTACACGCGCTGGCGGATGGGCTGGAGCCGCTCCTGCCAGTGTTCCAGATACTTCTATAGCTCACTTGATGGCCCTGTCCCGTGGCCCCGGAACTCTTGGCCTTCTGGGCTCTACTCCAGTCGCTCCCAATGCGGCTGAAGTTGCCATGCAAAAGGCTCGCATTCTCCAAGCCGCTCTTGGGCCAACATATGGGAATACTGGCCTTATGGCTGGCGGCATTGACGCCTTGGCGCGTACTATCGCTGGCGAAGCCGCTGGCGAAACGCCACTTGGACAGACTGCCGTGGCCCAGACCATGCTGAACCGCATGGCTCTGGCTGCTGCCAACCCGTCTTATGGCTATCTAAATAACCTGAAGCAGTACAGCGCCTATACTGACCAGAATGCCCCATTTCAGGCGGCTATGCCGGGAACTCCTGAGTATGATAACGCTCTTCAGGCCATCGCCAATGCGATGAATCCCAATAATGCCCTTCCTGAAGCCGTCCAGACTGCAACTCATTACTATGCCAGCAAGGGGCCGAATGCTATCAATGCCCCATCTTGGGCTAAGGGACAGGATTTTACACAGCTTGGAGCCCATACATTTGGACTAGCCTCTGAGCTTAATCCGGGTACTGTAGCCTCCCTGCTTGGTAGCACTCCAGCGCGTCCAAGTGCTGCTGAGATTGCTAATAATGCCGTGGCTGCGGTAACTGCTGGGCGTCCAATTTCAACAACTCCTGCTATTCCTGTAGCTGGGCCTATTGATATTACTCCTCGTCCTGTCGCTGTGCCGACCACTGTTGCGGCGGCTCCAACTCAGGTTGCGACAAATCAGACTCCATTTGCGTATCCGTCTCGTCCAGTTACCCCGACCCCATCTGCCGTTCAGCAATGGGCTCATAACCTCCTTGGGACGACAAATTATGGCACTGGTGGCGTCCTTGGTGATGGCTATCATGACAGCAATGCCAAGGAAGTCGCTATGGCTATGCTTGAAAGCGGTGCTAGGAAGCCTGTAGATTCTGAAACTACTCCAGCGGCCACTGATTCCGGTGAGTCTTGGCGGAGGCGTAAGGAAAAGAAGGATCAGGCAAAGGATAAGAAGACATCCCCAGCAGTTCCGGTTGTAGATATTGCAGAGTACGTTCCACAGTGGTACATGGACTGGTACAATAAGTACGGCAAAACAGGGGGCATCCTCGCGTGATTTCACCAGAACAGATGAAGTTTGCTAAGGATTTGCTTACTTCCGCTGGAGTTCAGGAGATTTTCAAGATTCTTGAAGATCGTATCGTTGAGAGCTGGAAATCCACTCCTAACCCTGATTTTGAGGTTCGTGAACACCTGTATTACATGCAGACAGGTCTTCAGAACCTTAAAAATGAGCTTGAGGCTATCGCAAAAAGCGATGAAATCAAGAATTACAACTTACGTCTTGCATCAAACCAGAAATTGAGGTAAATAACTTACATGACAAACTCCGTAAACCCCTCTGGGGCCGGATTCGCTGAAGCAGCCACCAAGATTGAAGCACTTCTGGCCGGGGACAACAGCCCCACAACCCAGACGACCAATCCTGCTAGGACTGCCATTGTAGAGGACTCGGATAGCAATACCGAGCCGCTTGAAGCCCAGTCTTCTGAAGATGAGACGCCGCCTGAAGCCTTTAACGAGGATGCAGATGGTGCTGAAGAAGATGAGGGCACTGCTAACGCCGAAGACTCTGAGGAGTCTCAAGAGCCGGAAGTCCAGCTAGTCACCGTCAAGATTGACGGCAAGGAAGAGCAGATTCCCCTCGAAGAGGCTATCAAGGGCTACCAGAGGCACGCAGATTACTCGCGCAAGATGGCCGAGGTTAAGCAGGGTCGTGATGCCCTGCAATCTGAGCTTGCTGAAGTCAAGCAGGAACGCGCTCAATACGCTGAACTTCTCAATGCCCTGACTGCCCAACTTGCACAGCAAACGGAGCAGGAGCCTAACTGGGAAGAACTGTATCAGAGCAACCCGCTTGAGTATGTGCGTCAGAAGGATTTGTGGCGTGACCGTCAGGAACGCCTTGCTGCCGCTTCTCAGGAACAGCAGCGCCTTGCCGCTCTTCAGGCTCAGGAACAACAGGCTTACATCGCTGAAACTGTTCAGGAAAGCCAGAAACGCCTCTTTGAGGCCGTGCCGGAATGGACTGATAAGAAGCGTTGGGAGCAGGATAGGAAGTCTATCCGTGAATACGGCAATAAGCTCGGTTTCTCGGATGAAGAACTTTCACAAGCCTATGACCACCGTGCTGTTTTGGCCCTGTACAAGGCCATGAAGTACGACTCGCTGATGGCTAATAAGCCGCTCCCGAACAAAAAGGGAACGGGCCCGAAAGTAGCCTCTGCTGGTTCTCAGGCTAATCTGCCTCCGTCTAAGCCGAAGAAGGAAATCTTCAGCGCGAAACAGCGTCTCGCTAAATCTGGGCGTCTCGGCGATGCCGCCGCCCTTTTCGAAAAGCTAATCTGAAGGAAAAACTCCAATGGCTCAGCCAGCAAACCTGTTTGATCGCTATGATGCGACACTCTCCGTTCGTGAAGACCTTGCGAACATCATCTATAACATCTCTCCTGAAGATACCGTCTTCATGTCCAATGTTGGCCGTGATACCGCTTCGCAGACCTACACGGAATGGCAGACAGACGCTCTCGCGGCTGCTTCTACCTCTAACGCTGTGATCGAAGGCGATGACGCTGCCGCCGACTCGCTGGCCGCTACCAACCGCGTGGGTAACTACACCCAGATCAGCCGTAAGGTTGTGGCTACTTCGGGCACCCTCGAAGCCGTGAACACTGCTGGTTATCGCTCTGCGATGGCCTACCAGATGGCGAAGGCCGCTTCCGAACTGAAGCGCGACATGGAAGCCATCCTCCTGTACAATCAGGCTGCGGTGGCTGGCAACTCTTCCACTGCTCGTAAGACCGCTGGTCTTCCGGCTTGGCTGCGTAGCAACGTGTCCAAGGGCTCTGGCGGTGGCGACCCCACCCTGTCCTCGACCAACGATGGTTATCCGAACGCTGCCCGTACCGATGGTACACAGCGCACCTTCACCGAAACCATGCTGAAGGATGTCATCCAGTCCGTGTGGACTAACGGTGGCACCCCCAAGATGCTGCTCGTTGGCCCGTTCAACAAGCGCACAGCCTCTGGCTTCGCTGGTATCGCTGGCACCCGCTTCAACGTTGATGGCGCGGCTCCTGCCACCATTATCGGCGCTGCGGATGTGTATGTCAGCGACTTCGGCAACGTGAACATCGTTCCCTCTCGCTTCCAGCGTGAGCGTGATGCGTTCGTGGTCGATCCTGAGTACGCGGCGGTTTCTTACCTCCGTAACTTCCGCACGGAAGAACTCGCCAAGACTGGCGACTCGCAGAAGAAGATGATCGTTGTGGAATATGCCCTCAAGGTTCGCACCGAGAAGGCCCACGGCATCATCGCCGACCTCACCACCTCGTAATTGAGGTAAGTTGCCGGGGGATGGGAAACTATCCCCCGGTCTTCTCTTAACCACCTAGCAGAAAGTGTCATGGAAAAGCGACTTTTCGACTACGACCCGCTAACTGGAATCACCCGCTGGTTCCATTTTGACGATGCAGAAGATGCCTTCTATATCGAAACTGAGCAGGATACTCAGGCACTCGTAGATCAGAACAAGCGCGAAGCCAATGAAGCTTCTTCTGGCTGGTCTGGGGATTGGCACAAGGTGGCATCCATCCCTTTGACGATCTACATGGACTTGGCTAAGAAGGGTATTGTTCACGATCAGGAAGCACTTAAGAAGTGGCTTAATGATCCGAACAACGCCTATTTCAGAACCAAGCATGGAAACGTCTAATGAAGGTTGCTATCTGCCTACCCTGCCGGGATATGGTACACACGAGTTTCGCTTACGATCTTAGCCGCATGATGGCCCTCTGGGCCGCTGAGAATGTTCCCAAAGGTCATCAGTTGATGATCTTTACATCTCAGGGGACTCTGATCGTAAACCAGCGCGCTACTTTGGCACAGAATGCCTTGGATGCTGGCGCTGACTACATTCTCTGGCTGGATACCGACATGAGGTTCCCTAAGGACACCCTCAAGCGGCTTTTGGCTCACGATAAGCCCATTGTGGCTGCTAACTATGCTACCCGCCGAATCCCGGTTGATACTGTGGCTTTTGCCCGTGTTGGGGATCAGTGGGAAACGATTAAGACCCTCCCTGAATCTAGGGGTCTTGAGGAAGTTGTTGCGGTTGGTATGGGCGTGATGCTCATCAAGACCGATGTGTTGCGGAAGATGGAACGGCCTTGGTTCTCTATTGGCTACCATCCTGACACACACGAGTATTCTGGTGAGGATATCTACTTCTGCGTGCGAGCAAAGAAGTTTGGCTTCCCCACCCTCATCGACCACGACTTGTCCAAAGAGATCAAGCACGTTGGTATGCTCGAATTTGGACATGAACACGTTGACCTAACGGAGTAATACATGGCTATCACGACATACTCCGAACTTAAGACAGCCGTTGCAGATTGGCTCAATCGCGCCGATCTCACGGCTGTAATTCCTGATTTCATCACTCTGGCTGAAGCCCAGCTTAACCGCCAGCTTCGCACCCACGATATGATTGGCCGCGCTACGGCTACCGTTGAAGAGGATTACTTCTCGGTTCCTAGCGACTGGCTGGAGACGCTTACGCTGGTGAATAACGCCACTAAGACGTTCCCAATGGAGTATGTGGACTATCAGCACCTGAACGGCCTTAAGGCCCTCTCCCTAACAGGGGATAGTCGTTTCTACACGATGGTGGATGGTAAGTTCCTCATTTACCCGGCAGCTTCTTCTGATACCCCGGTGAATCTGGAACTCACTTACTTCAAGAAGATTTCTTCTCTTTCCGACTCTAATACTTCCAACTGGCTCCTTACCAAGAGCCCTGATCTGTATCTTTACATGACTCTGCTTCAGGCTGAGCCTTATCTTAAGAACGATGACCGTCTTGGGCTTTGGGCTGCTGCTACGAGCAAGATCATCGAAGATATGCGCCTTGAGGGTGAGCGTTCTAAGCGCCCGACAGGCGGTCTTAATGCAACCCGTAGGAGCTTTGGCTAATGGCTAGTTTCAACAAGTTTAACGTCTTCACTTATGATGCGCTGGCCGCGAAGCATGACTTCACGACCCACACCTACAAGGTGGCGTTGAGCAACACAGCTCCTAGCGCGTCTAACTCTGTAATTGCTGACATCACTCAGATTAGTTCTGGCAACGGATACACCACAGGTGGTACAGCAACTACGATTACACTCTCTACATCTAGCGGTACTGCTAAGGTTGTCGGCACAGACGTTGTGTTCACAGCTTCTGGTGGTTCGATTGGCGCTCTGCGTTATGCGGTGCTATACAATGCGACTACATCTGGCAATCCGCTGGTCGGCTGGTGGGATTACGGCTCTTCGATCACTCTCGCCAGTGGCGAAACTCTGACCGTGGACTTTGACGGTACTGCTGGCATCCTCACTATCACTTGAGGTTCCTAAATGGCCGTTTCTCTCAAGCACGCATTCACATCCGCAGTGGCAGACGGGGGAGATACCTCCCTCGTCCAGCCATCCAATTGGAATGCCGAGCATAATCTCACAATGGGCACTGGCAAGCTCCTTGGTAGGACGACTGCTGGAACCGGATCGGCTGAAGAAATCTCGGCTGGTACGGGCCTTAGCCTTTCTGCTGGCTCATTGGCTGTTAGCACTGTTCCGGTTGCAAACGGAGGTACTGGTGCATCTTCTGAGTCTGCTGCTTTTGCCACCCTAAACGGCTATCTAAGCATTACTTCGGCTGGCGGAACTACCACTCTTACCAATACGTCTCCTCGTACAATTTTTGTTACGGGAACTTTGGCTCAAACGATACAGTTGCCTGATGTCACTACCCTTGCTTTAGGGTGGGAATATATCATCCATAACCTGTCCACTGGCGCGCTTACAGTCAATTCATCTGGTGGTAATGTGATTGGGCAATTCCCACAGCCTAATCATGTCCAGCGTTATGTATGTGTTGCTACCACTGGTACCACTGCGGCTTCTTGGCAATCTGCTTTTATTGGCAGCACCACGCGCTCTGGAACAGGCATTGCAGTCTGTCAGGTATCCCCAACACTAACGACCCCTAACCTTGGCACACCTTCAGCGGCTACTCTTACCAATGCCACTGGCCTTCCATTGACAACAGGCGTTACTGGCACACTACCTGTTGCTAATGGTGGTACGGGTATCGCAACCGCTACTGCTTACTCTCTAATAGCCGCTGGCACAACATCGACTGGTGCGTTCCAGTCTGTCGGAACAGGTACTGCTCGTCAGGTTCTTTCCTCTGGCGGCTCTTCCGCACTCCCAAGCTGGGTTCAGGCTGGTGCAGTTTATCTTGGTCAGGGGGTGGGGAATACAGTTAGCTTTACCAATCTTGGTACATATAGCAAGTTTATTGCCTTTGTTGGAGTCGCAACAAATTCCTCAAGCAATCGAAATGCTACAGCGGCTGTTAGCAGTGACAATGGATCGACTTATTCGGCAGCAAAGCAAATAACGCCTAGCGTAATCAGCACAGGCGCGACTTCCGCTTATGGCACTGTTGAAATTTCTGGTGTTGGCGTGGTAGGCAATAAGACATATACTCCTGCGTCACTCTCCAGCAACCAAAACATATATTCAACAGTATCTACCGAAACGACAGTGACTGGCGTGACGAATGCTCTGCAATTTGACCGCACGGGCACAGGAACAAGCATCACCGTAATTCTTTTTGGTGTCCCATGAGGCAGATAATTAATTGCGCCACTGGCGAAGTGACCACAATCTCGCCATCTCCAGAAGAGATTTTGGAGGAGGCTTGGGACTCTTTGAGGGCGGAGCGCAATAGCCGACTTTCCTCCAGTGACTGGACTCAAATGCCAGATTCTTCTGTAGATAAATTGGCTTGGTCTGCGTACCGCCAAGCTCTTCGTGATCTCCCGGAGAATACTACTGATCCACTGAACCCGGTCTGGCCAGTTCCGCCAACCTAATAGGGGAAAGCGATGGCCTCGGCCTTTCAGTCAAACGCATTCCAAACTACCGCGTTTCAATCGACTGTAAGCTATCGGCTTACGGCTGGAACTGGCGTTTATACTGAAACTGGTATAGCTGCGACTCTTAAGGCTACTCGCGTCTTCACATCCGCGACTGGCTCTTTTTCCCAAATTGGGAACTCGGCTGGGCTCTATAGGGCAGCTAGGCTTACATCCTCTCTCGGGACATTTACCTATACTGGGAATGCTGCAATTCTCAGGAAGGCATATCCGCTTATCGCCGGAACCGGGACGTATTCCCTTTCTGGACAGGCGGCCAATCTCTTAAAGGCTAGTAAGCTTACAGCATCCACTGGGGCTTATTCTGAGGCTGGTCAGGACGCCACTCTCAGGGCTGCTAGGCGGCTTACCTCTAGCCTTGGAACCTATTCTGAAGCTGGCCAAGATGTCATCTTTAGGCGCGGTTTCAACTTTGTCGCGTCTAGTGGGGCATTTACACTCACTGGAAATAATGTTAATTTAGCCCACGGTTACATCCTTACTGCCGATACAACCATATATATTGTGTCCGGCAAGGATTCTCGTGTTACGGGTTGGTTCTCAATTCAGTCAACTCCAGAGAGCTGGGCTGAATCTTCCTCGACATCTGAGATATGGGCTGATTCTGATTCTACCTCACAAGCTTGGGAAGAACAGACAGCGAACACTGAAATCTGGTCGCCAACGACCCCCACAACTGAAGTATGGACGGAGGCCGTATAATGGCTGACAGTTTTACCCCAAAACTCAATCTCACCAAGCCAGAAGTCGGCGCCTCTACTGATACTTGGGGCACCAAGATCAATACGGACTTGGACACGATTGACGGCCTCTTCGATACTGGCCCGTACGTGAAGTTGTCGGCTGGCGGCACTGGAGCTGGTACGGCTGCTGGAGCTCGTACAAACCTTGGCCTTGGCGATCTCGCTACTAAATCTGCTATTACGTCTGCTGATATTACCAACGGAACAATTGTCTACGCTGACCTTCAGAACGTCTCGGCCACCTCCCGCGTTCTTGGTCGTAAGACATCCGGCGCTGGCACGACAGAAGAACTGACTCTTTCTGACGTTCTTGACTTTGTGGGTTCTGCCGCTCAAGGCGACATCCTTTATCGTGGCGCTTCTAGTTGGGCTCGCCTTGGCGCTGGCACCTCTGGTCAATTCCTTACATCTGGCGGGGCTGCGGCTAATCCATCTTGGACAAGCCCATCTACATCCTTAGAGTACATTGTTTTTGACGAAAGTATTGGTACTGGAACTTCATATGAGAAGACCAGCACTACTATCACAGGAACTTACAAGAAGATTGAAGTAATCCTTAGTGGAATTTCACAGAACTCAGGAAGCAATAGGGCTCTTCAGATTGAAATTGGCAATAGCTCTGGGTCGTATGTCTCAGCTATTACGGTGTCTGGAAATGTCAACTCAAACTCTGTCAGCGGAACAGTAACAATTCATAACTGTTCGCTTACTAGCGGAACTCGTCTTATTCAGGCCGGAACTGGTCAGGATGAGACAAATGGGAATTGCTACTTCAACAGCGATACTACTGGAGCTGTAACGGGTATTGTTAATAAGCTCAAGCTGTCTTGGGGAACGTCTACTGCATTTTCTGGCGGTAAAGTTACGATCATTGGGTATCCGTGATGGAATGGCTCTCTATCGTCAGCCCCATAGTTAACCGGGTTCTGGACTTCATTCCAAACCCTGCTGAGAAGGCCAAGGCTGAAGCCGAGATTCGGGCTCAGTTGATGGCTGCGGCTGTACAAGAGTCTCAGAACCAGTCTGACATCAATAAGGTTGAGGCCGCATCTACTAACGTATTTGTGGCTGGTTGGCGTCCTGCGATTGGCTGGGTTTGTGCGTTTGGGTTTGCGTGGCAGTTCGTTGTAATCCCGATCTGCTCATGGATTCTTGCTCTTAACCATGTGACTACAACCCTCCCAACCCTCGACAATAATACCCTTCTTAACCTCACAATGGGTATGCTTGGCCTTGGCGCCCTGCGCTCATTCGATAAGATGAAGGGCACATCCAAATGAACGCCTTTATTTTCATTCTCGCTGTCGTTATGGGTGATGGAAGCATGAAGATCAATCATGTGATTGTTCCTGAGTGTCCTACTCAAGAGGAAGTTTCTCAGTTCATGGATAAGAAACTGAAGTCCGGCGAAATTAAGGCATGGGGTGGCACATGCTCTCCCTTGGTCGATCCAAAGACTAAGGAAATGTAATGATGACAAATCTGGATACAGCGGTGGCTAGATTGGAAGTTCAAGTGGAACGCCTTGAGCAGGATATGCTCGAACTCAAATCTGACATCAAATTCATTCGCCGGAAGCTTGATGAGGCTGCTGGCGGATGGAAGGTATTCATGATTGTAGGTAGTGCCGGGGCCGCGATTGGTGGGCTCGTCTTTAAGTTCATTGATATGCTGAGTTCGAAATAATGCAGCCGTGGCTCAAAACTGCCTATGGATATGTAGGAACTAAGGAAATCACTGGCCCTCAGTCCAATAGCGTCATTATTGGCTGGGCAAAAAAACTTGGAGGCTGGATTGCCAGTTATTACAAGAATGATGACATTCCTTGGTGCGGCCTTTTCGTGGCGAACTGCTTCGCAGAACACGGTATGGAAACTGCTAACCAAGCCCTCAGCGCCCTTGCTTGGGCCGATTGGGGTCAGAAGTCTCCAGTGGCTGAAGGGGCTGTCCTCGTATTCAAGCGCACAGGCGGTGGTCATGTCGGCTTTTATGTTGGTGAAGATTCTGCTGCTTACCATGTGCTGGGTGGCAATCAAAGCGATTCAGTGTCCATTACGCGAGTTGCTAAAGATCGTCTCGTGGCTGTGCGATGGCCTAAAGAAGTACATCCTCCGGCTATTGAACAGCGAGTGGTGAAAGCCAGCAACTCATTCCTCTCTCGAAATGAGGCTTAACTGATGCCTTTGGTACCTATCCAGCTTGAGCCCGGTGTGGTTCGCGGTTCTACCGCCTACGACTTCTCTAATCGGTGGTATGACACTAGCCTTGTACGATGGCATGGTGGCGTGGCTCAGCCTATTGGCGGGTGGCAGCGCCTCAACCAGAATGAATTTGCCAATATCATCCGCAAGCTTCACTGCTGGCGCTCTACGGCTGCTCAGCGGTTCATTCTCGCGGCTACGAACAATAAGATTTATACGGACGACTCTGGTACTTGGACAGACATTACACCTAGTGGCATGGCCGCATTGGATGCCAATGGTTCTAATGGCTATGGCGTTTACCAGTATGGCAAGGAAGACTATGGCGATGCTCGTTCCGTCTCGTCCACACTCTATACATCATTTGCCTTCTACACCTTCGCCAACTGGGGTGAAGATGTCGTCTTTGTCAATTCTTCTGACGGAAATCTCTACTATTACGATGTTACTAACCCTACTACGGCTCCATTCCAAGTTGGAAAGTACACCATTAGTAGTATCTCACGCACTACTAACGTCACAACAGTTACCACATCTAGTGCCCACTTCCTTACATCTGGGGAAAGCGTAATCGTTTCTGGCGTTACGGATACATCCTTTAATGGTACGTTTACCGTAACGGTGACGGGTTCTACTACCTTCACATACTCTAACACGGGCTCTAATGGCTCATCTAGCGGTGGTACAGTTCGTGACACAACCGTTCCAATCGGCAATCGCTCTGTGGCTGTTAGTAATGAGCGTCATATTTTCCTTCTTGGTGTGGCTGGTAATCCTCGTCGTCTTGGTTGGTCTAGCCGTGAAGATTATACGGATTGGAACTTCTCGTCTGTCACGAACACTGCGGGCTATGTCGATCTTGAAACGCAGACGCCACTCCTTAAAGCGGTGAACGTCCGTGAAGGCTTGCTTGTCTTCTCGGAAAGCGATGTGTTCCTTGTCCGTTATAATGGCCTCCCGTTCGTGTACTCGGTGGAAAAGCTGGGTGCGTCTTCTATCCTATCTCCAGATATGATTGCCACATTCGATGGTAAGGCCATGTGGTTCGATCAGTCTGGGTTCATGGTTTATGAGGGGGGTGCTATCCGCCCGGTCGCGTGCCCTGTCCTCGACTTCTTCAAGGGCGACATCAACCTGACCTACGCTCCTGCCGTGTCTCATGCCTCTGAGAATGGGGTATTTGATGAGGTCTGGTTCTTCTACCCATCTGCCGATAATACCGAGTGTGACAAATATGTCATATTCAATTACAATGAAGGCTGGTGGACGATTGGATCACTCTCCCGCAGCGCGGCATTCCCTGCCGGGGCTAACCAGTATCCTCTTATGGCTGGCTCTGATCTGAACCTCTATTCCCATGAGGATGGATGGACTGATGCTGGCAATAGCCGCGTTGGTAGCATCTGGCTTGAAACTGGCGCCCTGAGCGTTGGAGAAGGCGATAGGAACTTCGAAGTCAAGCAGATGCTTCCTGCCACTGGATTTGGCTATAGCTCCCTCCAGACCACTGTATATGGTCGTCAGACGCCAGAGGGCTCTGAAAGGGTGTTTGGCCCCTATACGCCCCGCTCTAATGGCTACATGGATATGCGAGTCACAGCCCGTGACATCCGTGTCCGTTTTGAGGCCACTGAAGATGGTGATTGGGGTGTCGGCAAAATGCGCCTAGAGGTTGCGCCGGGGGCCGGAAGATGATAATTATTATGCCACCGCCGCCGCAGAAGTATGATGCCACGGCTTGGAGCAGCATCCTAGATTTCATCAAGAGGTCTATGATTCCCGTAGTTTCCCGCACTGAGGCGGTTGACCGCGTTCTGCTTCGATCCCCGGATGGCACGACATATGCCCTGACGGTCAGCAATACTGGCACCCTCACAACCACAGTGGAAAATGGCAACACTCCGTCCTGACGAACTTACTAAGCGACTTTCCCGCGCCCTCGAAATTGGCGGAAACCTTCATAGCCCAGCCGACATCGTGGCGGGAGTTAAAGAAGGCAGGATGCAGTCCTTCGAAAAGGGACAGAGTGTCATTGTTACCGAGATTCTAGGATACCCCAATGGGTCAGTTATGAATCTCTATCTTTGCGTAGGTAACATGAATGAAATCTTCGCCATGCTTCCCGAAGTGGAGAAGTTCGCCAAGGATCATGGATGCAAAATGCTCCATATGGGTGGACGCAAGGGTTGGGCTAAATTTGCCGATAGACTCGGCTGGAAACACGATAGAATCGTACTGACAAAGGATTTGTGACATGGGCAGTGTTTTGGGTGGCGGTGGCTCGCAGAAGACCACAACTCAGGTAAAGCTCCCGGCTTGGATCGAACAGGCTGGTAAGGATTACTTCACTCAGGCGAGTTCCGTCTCCAAGAACCTTGCCTCTCCATATCAGGGCCAGACAGTTGCCGCCCTGACGCCAGATCAGATCACCTCAATGAATCAGATCAGGCAGCTTTCTAACTTCTCCCTGAACCCTGAGACAATTCAGGCTCAGATGAACCCATACATCTCCAATGTGGAGCAACAGGCCCTTCAGCAGGGACAGAAGGCGTTCCTTGGTAATCTGAACCAGCTCTCTGATGCCGCCGTTCGCTCTGGTGGCGGCTTTGGTTCTCGCCTTGGTGTTCAGGAAGGCGTTGCTGCCTCTGAGAACGCTCAGAATCAGGCCATGTTGTCGGCCCAACTTCGTCAGCAGGGCTATCAGCAAGCTGTACAGAATGCCTTGGCTGGTCAGGCAGCGTCCATGCAATCGGCCCTTCAGGGCTTCCAGACTGCTGGCTTTGGTCAGGCCCAGAATCAGGCTGAATTGGCGGCTGCTCAGAACCAGTACAATGCCATGCGCGGCTATCCAATTGAGCAGCTCAATATTCTTGGCACAGCTCTTGGTCAGGTTCCATATGGTCAGACTACTACATCTGCTACCCCAATGAGCGGAAATCCGCTTCTTGGCGCTATGGGTGGTGCTATGGGCTTTGGTCAGGCTTTTGGCAGTACCGCCCTCGGCGGATATGCTCCAATGCTTGGCGGTGGCCTTGGCTTCCTTGCTGGCCTCTCTGACCCGTCCATGAAGACGGATGTTCAGAAGCTTGGCAAGGATAAGGAAACGGGCCTCAATATGTACGCCTATCGCTACAAGGGCGATCCTAAATCCTACCCGAAGGTGGTTGGGCCGATGGCCGATGAAATCCAGAAGAAGTACCCAGATCAGGTCAAGAAGGTTGGTGGCAAGCTTGCCGTAAATGCCAACTTCCTCATGGGAAAGGTTAAGTAAGATGCCTTTGATTCCTCCCACAGCCTATAATGCCCTGATGGGTATGTTCCGCCCACAGGCGGCTCCTACTGGTGCATCTGCCTACGATCAGGCTCTAGCTCAGGCTCGCTCGAATGCACTGGGCCAGTTCGGCATGGGTTTGGTGGCTGCTGCTATCCCGCAGACTGCTGCTCAGCGTGTGCAGAGTCTTCAGGGAGCTATTGGAGCGCTTCAGCCAAGCACAACCGACATTTATAATCAGGCTCAGGCCCGTCTGATGCTGCAAAGGACTGAGGCCGAACAAAACGCCCAAAAACGAATGGAAGAGGAACTTAAAACTCTTACTGGCGGAACGCCTCCGTCTGCTCCGGCTTCTGCTCCTGTTGGTGAGTTCCGTGAGCTTCCTGAAGCTGCTAAGAAGCTTCTTACGGCTGCTCCTGTGCCTACTGCTCCTACCTATACACCGCAGGAAGCTGAATATCTCAAGGCTAACTCTTATAGCCCAGAAGCCTTTGCTCAGGCTAAAGCTAAAATTGCTGAATTGAAGCTTGGAAAAACAGGTGGTGTTGAATATGGGAAGACCCCTGTAGAATACACAAAGCCTGATGGTTCTATCGGAATTGGGTTCCCATATTTTGATGCTAATGGGATTCCAAAGATTATGCCAGCAGATATTACTGGCGGCGGAGTTCCAATTACACAGCAGCAAAAAGCTGAAATGAAAGCCACTGGAGCTGCAATTGCAAAGGATACTTCCGAGTACCTTTCATCTTCGCCAAGCCTTAAAAGGCAGCTTCAGGAAAATCTCAATGTAATTGACTCAATGTTGACAGAAAATGGCGAAATGAAGCCTGAAATTGGCAATGTTGTTGGGTCTGTTCAGGGCAAGTATGATCCACGCGATCCCGGCATCGCAGGAACAGTTGGGTCTTACTTTTTGCAAGGTAGTTCTGCTGGCAGTTCTATTGCTAAGATTGATAAGCTTACCGCCGGTGCTTTCGCTCAGGGTATTGACATCTTTACTGGCAAGGGTGCGCTTTCTGACGCCGAAGGTCTTATCGCTAAAAGCATCATTACAAGCTTGCAAAATCGTACTCAAGACGATCCTGCGTATGCTGAAGAGCTTAAAAACTTCAAGCGTATTAACGAAAATGCGATAAAGCGTATGGAAATTATTGACGCTGAGTTGAAAAATGGCAAAAGCATTTATGATGCGAAGGCAGAAGCCATGCGTCAAGTTCCTGAAACTGTCTCCCAGACAGACAAACCTGATCCCCTTGGACTTCGCAAGTAAAGGCTAAATAAAATGAATATTTCCGAGATCAGGAAAAAATATCCTCAATATGACGATATTTCGGATGAAGAACTTGCTCGTGGATTTCATGGCAAGTTCTATTCGGATATGCCGTACGAAGAGTTCGCATCAAAGATTGGCATTGGTAAGATGGTTACTGTTGGCGGCGGCAAGTCTGGCCCAGTTGGAAAGCGTTACCTAAGCCCGTCTGATCTTCAGTATGCTGAAGAGAGGAATACTATTGCTAAGAGTCTTTCAAAGCTTCCGGGAGATATCGGAACTGCACTTGATGACTTTATGCGTTTGACCGCAAATGCAACGTCTTTGGGATATGCAGATAAGGCCGCGGCTGCTGCAAATTCCATGCTTGGTGGAGCTGACTATCAGTCTCAGCTTGCTCAGGAGCGCCAGAAAACACAAGAGGCGACAAAAAGGCTTGGCCCAGCCGCCCCTATGGCGGATGTCGCTGGGATGACACTTGCAACACCTATTTTGGGTGCCATTTCTCCTACGGCTAAATTTGCTCCGGCACTTCAGGGTAGCTTTGCTGGAAGAAACATTGCAGTTCCTGCCATTTCCGCTGCTGAAGGTGCAGTTTATGGTGGTATTTCAGCCTCCGCCGCTGATAAAGATGTAATGGGTGGCGCTCTTTCTGGTGCTGCTATCGGTGGCGCAATTCCATTTGCAGCAAACGCAATTACTGGCCTTGTAAAGGCTGGCCTCAATTACACTCAAATGCGTAATTGGGCAAATACAAGCAAACTGTCTCCGGGACAAAAGGCTGCATTTGATTCCACGCTGGCTGAACTTGAGGCTAGCGGCCTTACTCCATCACAAGCTCTTGCAAATGCTCAAGCTCTTGGCCCCTCTGGAACAATTGCTGATGTAACTCCGGGTCTTCAGCTAGCTACTGGAGCGGTCGCCAGTAAGGAGCCTGGAGCGGCGAACATCATTACAAAGAATTTGATGCCGCGATTTGAGGCTGCTCCAAAGTCTATGGAGGATGTCCTTACAAAGAATATCGGGCCTGTCACTGATCCGCAGTCTGTAAGGAGTGCTACTGATGCCTTGCGAAAAGGGGCATCTCCGCTTTTTGAGAATGTTGAAAAGTATGCTGTGCCAGTAGATGATACAATGAAGATCATCTCTGAAGGCATTAAGACTTATGGCCCAAACAGTTCTGTTGGCAAAATGCTGACAGAAGCTCGCAAGAAGCTTACAGATCGTTCTGGTAACTTGATCTCAAATGGCCGTGCAGTTGTCGGCGTTCGAGACGAGATTCAAATTATGCTTGATGAAGCATACAAGAAAAGTGGAACGCTTGGTAATGCGTTTAAGCCTGTTAGGGATTCCCTCAATAATTCCATCATAACAAGCATCCCAGATCGCAAGATTGCGAATGAACTTTGGCGTGGGTCAAAGCTTATGGATGAGGCTTATGATTACGGAAGGACTCTTCTTTCTGGCGGGCCTTCCGCGGTAACTCCGGGGCAGCTTAATGAATACCTTATGAAGCTTCGTAAGGAGAACCCTGAAGCTGCAAAAATGGTTGTTCAAGGGTTCCGAACAGAACTTGATCGCTTGACTCAAGGACAACGCGCCGTTGGAGGAAAAGTTGAGCGTATTCTTGAGCAACCGTATAATCGTGAAAAGCTTAATATTCTTGTTGGCCCGGAAGCTGCCAAGAATATTGCAGCTGAGGTCGCTAAACAGGCAACTCAACTCCAGACATTGAACGCCGCAATTCCTTCTCGCAACTCACTTACGGCTGTAAAGCAGGAGGCAATGAGTCGCATGTTTCCTGAGCAAGGCGTTTCTGGCGGGTATCTACCAGAAATGGCCTCAGCTGCTATTGGTGGCCTTATGGGCGGCCCGCAAGGTGCTGTTATGGGCGCTGGAGCTACGGCATTGCGTAGGATTGGTAAAAAGGCTGCTGATGCTTTGTCGAAGCGAGATTACGCAGAACAGGCTCAATGGATGGCGTCTTTCTTGACATCATCAGGCCAAGAACAGGCTGCAATGGTTAAGCAGCTTGAGAAGTATGCTGAGTCACTTAATCGTCAGACTCCAGCAGGCGTTACAAAGGCTGAGGCAATTCGCCGTGGAATTTTGCCTAAAAGCGGTATTATCGGCGGTCTTTTATCAACTGGGAATGAATGATGGCTAAGAAGAAAGTTGATCTAGATAAGCTTGTCCGTATCAAGACAAAGAACCAGAGGCGCAATAAGCCAAAGCACCTTCGGCATAGTAAGTCTCTTAACAAGCACGATCCAGATAAGAAAAGGCGGGGTTAATTCCCCGCCAATTCTTTTAGTGCTTCTTTATACGCTTCGTGAGCTTCTAGTTCAGTCTTAAACAGTCCAATATGTTTCTGGTTCCCATCTATTTTAATTCGAGCCCTCCATTTACCAGTTTCTTTATGGAAAGTAGCTCCAACAAGGCGACCAGACCTATGGTTAGTTCTGTTTTGCTGATTTTCACGATTAGTGCAAATTCTTAAATTCTGCTTCCTATTATCTAAAGAATTTCCATTAATATGGTCAACCATCATACCCTTTGGTGCTCGCATAATAATGCGGTGCATAAACCCTTGATTTCGCGGAAGTTCAGCATAGCCAATTGGCATTTTACGGTGACACCATACCCAATTATGCTTGCCTAGATTTTCTACCTGATTTGCATCCACTAGTGTCTCCCTGCCCTGCGTAAGCGGGATTACCCATGACTGCCGAATTTCACAGTAATAAGGCTGGCGTTTCACCTTAATTTCATGTTTCTTCCTCATGTTCCTGCTCCGAAGTTAGTCACATACTGGTGAATTTTACGCTTTGCCCTATATGCTCCTTTGGAACGAATCCCAAAGACTGCATCTGCGTATCTCTTAGCTCTTTGCGTAATGCCGCCTCCCAACGCTGACATTCCCTGATTGTGACATGCTGCGGCACGCCACCTATTCCCGGATGAGCCATTGAGACATTTTTGGAGATGATCCATTCCTGCTTGGGTCTGAATGTCGCAAGAAGCTCTTCGGATGTCTCCAAAACCCAACTGACGTGCTGTCGAAGGCAGAATCTGTAGTGGCCCTCGTTCCCCGTGACTTCCAATGATTCCGCAACTGACTCCACTCTCATGCCTTGCCACCATCAATGCAAATTCAGGGTCAACGTGATAATGCTTGGCCCATTTCACTATCAGCGACTCCGCGTTCGAGGCGAATGATACGCTGCTCCAGATGATTAACAAGCTCATCCATAGCGGAAACCTGATTGCGTAGCTGGTCAATTTCATTATAAATCCTTGTCCTGATCTCCTCCATTGACCGCCAGTTCACCGGGTAGTCAAGATATGAGGTATTCATGGCTTCCTCTTATTTTCCCACGCAATGAGCTTACGCTCGAAGTATGCACGCCCATCCAGAACCTCACAGAGTGCCGGAGGAAGCATACGGCCCTGCTTATCGAACTCAAGGACAGCGAAGCCCTGAGCCCAGTTGAACGGGGCATCTTCATTGTAGGTAAACTTGTCCACAGTAGGGCCAAATTCTGACATCGTGCCACAATCAATACCATAGCGGCGTCCGTTATAGTCAGCATAGGGCGTCACCATCAGCTTATGCAAGTGGCCCGTCACCATATTCTTGCCCGATTTGAGCGTGTTGTTGAACGGGGCGTGCTGACCACCGTGCCAGCGATGCTTAATCATGGTGTTGTCATTGACCATCGTTGACCAAGCGAACGACCATTCTGGAAAGTGGTCTTTTAGGTCTGTGCCGTGGATACGCACATAATCTGGTGCCATCTGTGCAAGACGGGCACTATATCTTGTGTCGTGGTTCCCGGCATTCCACATCAGGGCCACATCCTTACGAATACGCTTTGCCGTATTGGCGATCTCACCAAGGGATTCCTGACAGGCTGCAAGCTCATCGGCTACCTCTGGCATATTAGCCCAGCCAGTAGGCGGATGGCGGCTAATACGAGCCCCGTCAAAGGCGTCACCATTACAGATGATGGCCTTTGGCTTCAGCTCCACAATGAGCTTCAGGAAGGCTTCGAAGGCCAGAGAACGATCGCCGGGCCAGAAGTGAGCATCGGAGAACACCATGATGATGCCATCTGTGATCTCGTAAAGCTGGCGATGGCCGATCTTCTGGATAATCCGACTATGGGTATCTACCTCATGATTGGTATGTGACTTATCGGCATTCAATTGAAGACCACGAGATACCTCCAGAGAGCGCCTACGCTGGTGAAGGCCGCGAAGGCTTAGTCCAGTAGCCTTTGCAATCTTCGCAATGCTACCGTGCTTACGCCAAAGCTCCAGAAACTCATCATCGGAAATCTTACTCATTCGCTTCCCTCTTGGATAAAGCCCATCTTCTCAATGAGGGCTGCATAACCACAAATATCAACTGCGCTGTCACGAGCTTCGTTGATCTTATTTATCTCAATGGCATACGCCAATCGAGCCTGTTTCAATCCCATCATCATATTGCTGACATCAGCGGGATGAATTACCAGACCGGGCTTCAGCTTAGTGTATAGGCACCCAGTCCAGATATAGCCTACCCTAGTGAAGTTTTCGATTGCTGGGCCGTAGCTCTCCGCTCGTTTCCCCGAGATCAGCTTTTGTGCTTCCTGAAGCACTGTTATCGGCCTCGTGGGAGGTGTATTCGAAGTGGATTCGGGTTCCGTCATCATCATCCTCTGAGAGCAGTTCCAGTAGATTTCGCATCAACTCAAGGAACTCAATGGCTGTCTTGTTGTCCTTACAGGCCAGTCCAAGTTCATTGTTGTTCATCTTTTCAACGGCAAAGACGCACATATCGAATGCCGCATCATAGACATCACAGAGGAGGTTATAGTCTGCCTCGAACTCCTCGTCAGTCATGGTTTCTTCAGACACGAGCGGCCCTCTGATTTGCGTTTTCGCTTTGCCAGACTCGGATGACGCTTTCTGCTGCGTCCCGTAGGGCACGAAGTTCAGCGAGCTTTCCGGCTGCCACAGCCTCTTCCATAAGAGCTTCACGATAGTTGTCAGAAGCATATGCTTCCCTTTCCTGCGCTCCAAGCGCCTGTTCGTTACGCTTCTTCATCTCAATAGCCTTGATATGCTTCAGCATACGCTCAGACTTAATAGCACGCTCAACGGCCTCACCAATCTCCTTTGCGGAGTCGATTAGATACTGCTGGGCACGCTCAACCTGATCCAGTGTAATCATGTTACCATCTTCCAGCGAACGCCAAGGTGTTGCATACGATAGCTGTAGTTGTTCTCTCCCAGCTTCTTCTGAACTAGCGTAACCTTGCTAGTTTCATATGCCTTCCATGCGAGGTCAGCAATCTTTAAGGCTTCGGTCTTAAACCGAGTCCTCTGACGATCCGTATATAGATCACCAGAGTAATACTCGGCTGTGGCACCTTCCTTGGCCTTATTGAGCCAGCTCATCATGTCTTCGATACTATCAATCTTCTTCATCTCGCTTGACAACTGTGCCATCCATTTTCCGTTTCCAGCCAGACTTCTTTGAACCCGGCATTGAACTCTTCTTTTCCTTAGCGCCGAAGTGCTTGGCTCTTATCCGATCCGCTTTACGCATACTGCCAACGTCCTTCTTGGTCTTGGACTTATGGCACTTAGTGTGAGCCGGACGGAGATTCTCGTCAGTGTTATCTCCGCCCAGCCCCACTGGTAGAATATGCTCAATTTCCCACGTTTCCCCCGGCCTAATGTTAGCTTCGCATAGGTAACATTGACCGCCGTGCTTGACGAAAATCTCTAGCCTTCGCTTCGTTGAAAACTTTTGACGTTTCGTCTCTGGGAACTCCAGCATAGACAACCTCTGCTTCAGGGAACCAATAAAGAACCTCGCTTAGAAAGGGACGTTATCGTCCAGTTCAGGATCACGGCGTGCCGAAGCCTCACCACGGGACGGAGCCTGTGTCGGGCGCGATTCATTGGCTTCATCAGCCGCAGTCACGGCGAGCTTGATGTATCCATCATTGCCCCAGCCCGAAATGAAGTAGAGCCGTCCAGATACCATAAGCGATCCCTTGAGATCAGGGCTGTTCGGACTCGTTTTCTTGTCGTTGGGTCGGATGGAGCCAGTGTTATCTTTACGCTGCTTCTCGCCACCGCCTTGCTGACGGCCACCCCAGCCGCCGCCCGAGCGGCCACCACCGCCATAAGAACCACGGTTTCCACCGCCGCCATAACCACCTCCACGATTGCCGTAACTCATGCGTTTTCTTCCTCAATGCGGGTCAGATAGGAATGCAGTTTGCGAAGTGACCGCCAAGCTTCGCAATGCGCTTCTGAGTGTTCGTAGCGTTTAGCCTCAAACTTCCCAGTCTTCTTATCCAGCCGGATGATCCATCGGGCTGGAATCTGTACATTGGCTTCCTCTTCGATAGCCAACTGATATGCGGCCGTCTGGAGCAGATATTCATTCCAGATGCCGCTGCTGGTCTTCAGGTCAGCTACAACCAATTCATCATCAATGTAGCCGTAGAAGTCGCAAGTG